GTTGATGTGGTGTCAGACGATTCCCCAAATGGCTAACGCGCGATTCCTTCACGTATAGAGTTGCTCAGTTGAGCATCCATACTGGGATCGCGCCTAGCGAGTTTATTAACATGGACACAGATTTGCTCAAGGCTTTTTACGAAGTCTTAAAGCAGCAGGCAAGAGAGCGAGAAAATGCCAACAGAGGTAAAAGGGGTCGTAGAGGCTAGAAAGATTTTGCGTAAACTAGCTCCTGAAACCCTTAAGGCATATAACAAAGAGATTGCTGCGCCCTTAAAGGCCATTACTAAGTCAGCGCGTAATGATGTGCCAGGCACAATAAATAACCTATCTCGCTTTAATTATCCAGGCTATGAGCGCAAGAGCCGTACTGGTCGCAACCGCGCTTTCCCTAGCTTTGAAGCCAATGTAGTTAGACGTGGCTTGACTTATTCGTTAGCAAAAAGTAGAAGCAATAGAAGTGGCTGGTCATCGCTTGTCAGTTTACTAAACAAATCTGCCGCTGGTGCAATCATAGAAACTGCTGGAAGGCAAAACAGATATGGCAGCTCGCAATCAAAATCTAACAACCCTGATGCCGGTAGAGAGTTTATTGCTAATCTAAATAATGGCATTGGTAGCCTAGAGCAGACCGGGCGCACGGCTAAGACAACTGGTCGCTTGATGGGTAGGAACTTGGCTGAGGATCAAGGCAAAGCCAAGGCCACAATTTTAAAAGTATTGCAACAAGTAGCAGGTAATGCCAATGCTGAGATAGCGAGGTTGTAACGTGGCAATTGTATTTCCTATAGTCACCAGCTACAACGACAAAGGAACAAAGAAGGCAGATGATGCCTTCACCAAGTTAGGCAAGAAGTTCCTTGCCGTATTCTCAGTTACTAAAGTTGTACAGTTTGGCAAGGCTTCTGTACAGGCGTTTAGCGATAGCACAAAAGAAGCGCAATTACTAGCCACACAGTTAAACGCGGTTAACCTAGGTTTTGCTTCTCCATTCATTAATGATTTTATAGGCAAGTTAGAACTGGCTACCGGCGTTGCAGGCGATAAGTTAACTAATGCATTTATCAGCCTATCTCAGGCTACAGGCGATGCAAGCACAGCACAAAAGATTTTAACAACTGCTTTAGATGTTAGCCTTGGAACTGGCAAAGATTTACAGACAGTAAGCAACGCTTTGCAGCGAGCCTACAAAGGCGAAACAACTGCGTTAGCACGTTTACGCATTGGCTACACTACAGCTGAGCTTAAAGGCAAGAAGTTTGATGAAGTATTAGAGGATCTACAGACTAGGTTTGATGGCGCAGCAGGTAAAGCAACAGATACCTTCGCAGGCAAGATGCAAAGACTTGCCGCAGCAGTTGAGCAAGCCAAAGAAGCATTTGGAGAAGGTTTAGTATCTGGACTTGAAGATGCCGATGTCAGCATTGAGGAATTGCAAGAAGGCATCATAAACCTAGGTAAAGCACTAGGTACTTTAAGCGCAGCAGTAGTTGAGTTTGGTAAAGATGCAGAAGATACTTTTAGGGGCATTACAGAAAGCAAAGCAGCTAAAGCTGTGATGGCTTTGTTTGAAGGTTTGGTGCGAGGCGCTGGCTTTATAGTTACCGGTGAGCTAGTTCCTACTATGGATTCAGCAAGTGCTAGGTTAGCTGGTCAGCAAGCAAGAAAAGAAGCAGAGCAAAACAGGGCTAGGCTAAGAGCGCAAAACGCATTAACAAAAGCTGAAAAGCGAACAGCCATAGAAAAATTAAACAATGAAAAGAAAATTACTGCTGAAAAGAAAAAGCAAAATACAGAATCCAAGATTATTGATGAAATCAATAAGCGGTTTGAAATAGATCGTATTCAGATTGCCGCTGCATTAGGCGGTCAGATTAATGACGTAGAACGCCTGCGCTTAGAGCTAATGCAAGCCATTCTTGATGAGGATGTAAAGCGAGCCATCATTCTTGAAGGTCAGTTAATTAAAGCTGAGGCTGCTGCTGCTGAGTTGGCATTGCTATTAGATAGCCTAGATGAAATGGTTGGAGATCCGTTTGCTGATTGGCCTGGCACAATTACACGCATTCAGGAATTGCTTAAGACACTTAAAATCAAAATACCTATTGAAACCCTATTTGCTGAAAAGGGTTTACGCCTAGATCAAGACAAGATGACAGTTACCAAGCTAGACCGAATGGATGTAAACGCCAATAACGTTTACATTAATGGTCAAGTGGCTAATCAAAATACGGGAATGACAAGTACTGGATGGCCTGAAGACAAAGAAAAACCTGGCACATTGGCACACGCTGTAGCAGTTGCAATAAGAGCTGAAGCTGTTGCTGATAATGCAGAAGCTTTACTTGCTGAATCTGAAGCAGCCCTAGCAGCCGCAGAGGCAGCAGCAGCTTTAGCAGCCATTGAAAATGAAGCCAACGCTGCTGCTTTAGATGCTTTATTTGCTAAATTAGGTTTAGATTCTGAAGGAAACCCGATAACAATAAATGTTAATGTAGAAGGCAATGTTATATCCGCTGAGGATTTAGCTGAAACAATAACCGACATTCAATACACTTATCAGAAAACTGGAAAGGGCTTGCTGTTTAGCAGCATAGCTATCTAATGCCAGCACCTACAGTAAGAGTGTTTGTTGACTTTGATAGCGATACCGCATTTGAAATTAACCCACTTATCTTAGATAGCCTTACTGAAGGTATCCTAGGCACTAATACGCTTGGCTCTGGCACATTACCAGTTGAGATAACAAACCTAGTAACAAAGATAAACATTCGCAGGGGTCGTAACCGCATCACATCTAAGTTTGAGGCTGGAACCGCTAACGTAGTTCTTTATGATCAGAATGGCGATTGGAATCCAACTAACCCTAATAGCGCCTACTATCCAAACTTAGTACCATTGAGGCAGATAATCATATTTGCTACTTATGCGAGCAATGACTACTTCTTGTTTTCAGGATTCATTACCAATTACGATACTGGCTTTAGGCAAGGCAATGATGAACTAAGCACAGTTAGTCTCAAATGCGTAGATGGCTTTAAACTGCTGGCAGGCTCAGCCATAGACACAGTAGCAGGCTCAGGGGTGCAACTCTCAGGCGCTCGCGTAAATGCCATCCTAGACGAGATAGAATGGCCTATAAGCCTACGAAATATAGATACTGGTGATTCCACCCTACAGGCAGACCCAGGAACCGCCAGAGATGCCTTAGAAGCCTTATTTACAGTAGAGCAAAGCGAGTTTGGGGGCATCTTTGTTGATGCCAATGGCAAGGTAGATTTTGTAAGCCGTAACAACCTAATCTCTAACCCAGCCTTCCCGGTCTATGAGTTTAGTGATCAAGGCGTGGACATCTCCTACACCAATGCAGTAGTAGCGTTAGACGATACTACGCTGATTAATGATGTAACTATCACACGCCTAGGCGGTACAGCTCAGAATGCCTTTGACCAGGCTTCAATTGATAAGTTCTTCCTTCATTCAGGCACACGCTCAGGCATATTGGTACAGACAGATGCAGAGGCTTTAAATCAGGCTCAAGGCATCCTAGCCACACGCAAAGACCCTGAGATACGCATAGATAGCATTCAGCTTAATCTCTATGATGATGTTAACCCCAATAAGCCTTTAGCAGGCATAGATATAGAATTACTAGATGGGGTGACAGTTACTAAGAGTACCCCTGGCTCATCCAGCGTAGTGCAATCAAGCCTGGTAAATGCCATCCATCACGATATAACAAAGTCATCCTGGATGACTACGCTATACACCACGGAACCTTTATTGGCAGGGTTTGTCCTAGATTCAGATGTATCAGGTATACTAGGCTCAGATAGTCTGAGCTACTAAGGAGAAATATGGCAGGCGCAGGATATAAGCTGTTTCAGACAGGTGATGTCTTAACAGCAGCTCAGGTTAATACCTATTTAAATGAGCAAACAGTTATGGTGTTTGCTAATGCTGCTGCTCGCACTAGCGCGCTTACCAGCGTATTAGCTGAAGGTATGGTGTCTTATTTGCAAGATACCAATGCTGTTGAAGTTTACAATGGATCAGCGTGGGTAGGCGTTAGCGGTACTGGTGATATAACTGAAGTTCAAGCTGGTGTAGGTATATCAGTAGCAAGTGGTACTGGCCCGATACCAGTTATTACTAATAGCTCTACTGATCTTATTACTACTGCTGGCGATATACTTTACGGAACAGCAGCCGATACAGTTGCAAGATTAGGCATTGGAACAGCAGGCCAAGTTCTCAAAGTCAATTCTGGTGCAACTGCTCCAGAGTGGGGTGCGGCTTCAGGTGCTGCCAGTTTTGTTGGTTGCTCATTAAAAGATTCAAATATAACTCAAAGTATTGCTAACGGCACTAATACTGCTTTGACTTGGGATACTGAAGATTTTGATACTGACGGCTTTCATAGCACTTCTTCTAATACTTCGCGAATTACTATACCTTCTGGCAAAGGCGGTAAGTATTTATTTATTGGCGCTACTATGTATGCAGCAAACGCCACGGGTGTAAGAATTGCTAAATTATTTAAAAATGGTAGTGAGTTAATTCAAAGTGAGTTTAATAAAGGTGATGGCACTAATTTTACTGCAATTAATATCAATGCAATTTTGGATTTAGTAGCAACCGATTATGTAGAGTTTGTTACCTTGCAAAATAGTGGCGGTAGTCTTAACGCCTACAAAAATGTTGGGCCACCTGCTTACGGCTGGTTTGCCTGCCAATACTTAGGAGCATAAAGTGATTAAGTTTAATAAACCGACAAATCTTAACGGCACAGAATTACTTAATGAACTTGCTGCCAATGGCGTTGCCTGCAATAAGCCACCTTTTATAGATGGCGAAGATAATTTATGGCTAGATATAAAGCCAGCAGATGAAGCAAAGGCAGCAGCCGTAGTTGCTGCTCACAATGGCACAACTGTTGCACCTGAGGTAACTATTGAAGATAAATTGGCTAGTGTTGGCTTGAGCCTGCCTGATCTCAAGGCTGCCCTAGGGCTCTAGCATAATCTTGAGGGATTGTGCTAAATAACTAATATGCCTAAACTATGCAAAGCTGGTCAGCAATTAAGAAATCAAATAGATGATGCGTGGCCAGATAGAAGTAGAGTTGCACCAGAAGGGTGGCTCGGTGATCAACGTCATGCAGCGCGTAAGTCCGATC